CTAGCGCACTGGACTAGCGCACGAGCCTGTGGCACGCTTGTTTTCTGGCTCGGGAAAGTCGTTGTTTTTCCGCCGGTTGGCGATCGCAAAAATGATGGTCGGGAAGAGAGGATTCGAACCTCCGGCCCCTGCCTCCCGAAAACCCCGGCCTATAGCTTTTCCGCCGTTTTTCCGCGCGTGTTCCGGCTTTGTTGCCGTGAACAGGTCGGGAACTGACGGACGTAGCACGGACATAACTCGGACGTTCATGCGATCCTCCTGTCGGCCGCGTTGCGGGCCTCTTCCATGAAATCGGGATGATGGTGCGCGTAGAGCGCCGTGGTTCGGGAATCGGTGTGGCCCAGCCATCCGCCTATCTTGTCGAGCGGCACGCCTTGCTGCGCCATCCACGTTCCGCACGTGTGGCGCAGGGTGTGCGGGGTCACGTCCTCCAAACCCGCGTCGTCGCAGGCGGTGTTGAACGCTCGCTTCATGTTGTCCAGTTTCGCGCCGTCGCGGTGCACGACGTATCCCAGATCAGCGCCACGACGGCGGGCAAGGCGAAGGAAGGTCAGTAAGCGGCGCGGGATGGGGAGGTGCGCGCGGCCCTTGGACGTGCGTGTGCGACCAGCTTCGTTGAAGTTGATGCGCTCGCCTTCCAGATCCACTTGCGTCCAGCGCAGTGAGAGGATCGCCCCCTTCCGTGCGCCGGTATAGAGCGCGATCAAGATGAAGAGCGGCAGATAGGGACGGGTGCTGGCGTGGCCGGTTCGGGCGGCGTTCAAGAGCGCGGCCGCCTCCGATCGGCGTAGCCAACGATCCTTGCCCTCCGGCTTTTTGGGAAGGTGGACAGTAGGCGCGTAGGTGATGCGCCCCTCATCCTTTGCGTAGTTGATCGCCGCCCTCAGCGTGGCAAGCTCGCGGCGGATGGTTCCATCGGCGCGTTTGCGCTCACGGGCATAGGCGCGGCAAGTCTCGCGCGTTATGTCGCCGATCGACCGCCCCGCCCAAAACGGGATCAGCGCCGCAATGGCGTAACCAATTCGTTTCGGGTCGGCGGCTTCCGGGGCGTGTTCGGTGCCGTACAGCGTCAGCGCGTCGGCAATCGCGAATTGAGATGGATCACGGGGGCCGGCTGGACGAGAGGCGCGTTCGCGTTCGCGGATGAACTCGGCGAGAGCGATTTGAGCCGCTCCGCTATCGCTAGTGCCTGTGCTGCGCTGGCGGGTGCGACCGGCGTCGCTCCATTGAATGTACCACCGCCCCCGGTCACGGACATAGGCGAGGTACGGCCCACGGTTTGGTCGCGGCATTTCGTTTCCTTGCGGCTCTGGATGAAACCCCGCACGTCGTCGGGATCGTAAAGATAGCTTTTGCCAAGACGGACAGCCGGCAGGCCATCCGCCCGCATCGATCGCACGGTGCGGACGGAAGGGATGCCGAACTCATCGGCCACCTGCGCGGCTGTCATCAGGCGCGCCATCCTACACGTCCAGCGTCCGCATGGGGCCGAGCAGCCGCACGGCAGAGGGCGGCATGTCGGCCCCGTCTTCGCGGTTGCTATAGGTGCGCGCGACATGGGTCAGCACCGCCAGCTTAAGGCGAGCCGGAGCCGGGTCGCTGCCGTCCCAATCGTCCGCCACTACCAACGCCGCCTCGACTGCGGCGGCGATCATGATTTCCAGCGTCTTATCGTCGAGGTCGTCGTCGATCCGGCAGAACTCCTTCACCTCATCGGCCGTGACGATGACGGTCGGCGCGACAGGCCCGCCCTGCATCGTGTAATCCACGTACTGGGCGACCACGGCAGCGTCGCTCACCTCCGGCCCGGCCCCGACGATGGCCCGCATCTCATCGATCGTCATGCCGCCGCCTCCGTCGTATCGACGGGCGCGGCTTCGGCCTTGCCGCGCGGGTTCCAGCCCTCGACCTGGCGCACCTCGTCGGCGTCCAGCACCCCGGCATCGATCGCGATCTTGTGGTTGGCCCAGCGGGTTTGCGGATCGCCGCGCAGGAAGCCCGACAGGTCAAGCTCCATCTCGACGCCGGCCGACAGGACGGAGCGTGCGAACTCCGCCTCGATCTTGCGCGCCCACGGCGCGAGCGTGAACTGCGCGAACCAGAGACCCGCCTGCGCCGCGTTGGTGAAGGTGTTATTCTCGTAGGACTGGACGATCGGGGGCGGCACCTGAAACAGCCGGCAAATCTCGATCACGCCGAACTTCCGACTTTCGAGCAGTTCGGCATCCTCCGGCGAAATCTGCATCGCCGTCCACTTCATGCCCCCGTCGAGGATCAGCGTCGAACCGGCGTTGGCCGCGCCGCCATGCCGCGCGCGGAACTGGTCGCGCAGCATATTGCGCTGATCGGCGGTCATCACGCCCGGCAGTTCGATCACGCCGCTGGGAGCCGCGCCACGCTCCAGAAATGCGCGGGCGAAGGTGTTGGAGGCGGTGACGGCCGCGACGGCATCAGCGGCACGGGAAAGACGGGAACGGCCGATCAGACCGTCATCGGTGCGGTCGCGCAGATGCAGCACCTCGCCTTCGAGATACCGGCGCATCGCGCCGCGGCCGTCCGACACGTCATAGGCGAGCCGGCCGCTGCGCAGGTACTGCACCGTCACCATGCCCCACGGCACCCACGTCAGCGCGGCAAGCTGCCCGCGCCCGTCATAGTCGATCGTGGCGAGGCCGTTGCCGGTGAGCAGCGCGGAGGCGACCAGATGCTCAAGGAAATCGGGCCAGCTCATGTGCTCGTTCGCGCCCGACCGGGTGAGACGGCGCAGCGGATGGCTCATCACCTCGACGCGGCTGTCCCCCTCGATCCGGTAGATCAGCGCCGGGACATAGGCGAGCGCCGAACTGACGGCGGTAACGCACGCCAGCACGGTCGAGAGGTTTTCGTTCGCCTGCGCCGACAGTGCGGCCGGATAGCCGATGCCGGGGGCGAAGGCTGACCACGAAGGGTCGGCCGCGTCGTCGCGGCGCTCGTAGCCCAGCCGGGCCATGGCGCGGTCGATCACGCCCATTGCGCCGACTCCGCCATGATGAGGATGCGGCGACGCCGGGCGGCTTCCGCGCCGGTCTGAAACGCGCGCAGCGCCAGTTCGGTGTCGGGATAGGCCGGCCATGCCGACACCACGGAAATCTCGCGCAGCGCGACCGCGCGCAGGCTGCGGCGGTTGCCGTTCCAACGCTCGCCGTCCTTCGGCACGGTGAAGCCGAACGACATGCCGCCAAGGTCGCCGCGATCGGCGAGGGTCAACACGTCGCGGCCGGCAACGGTGTCGGGAAGGTCGAGGCTGAACGCGAGGCCGCGCACGTCTTCCGACAGGCGCAGCGTGCCGGAGCGCGTGCGCCCCAGCACCTTGCCCGCGTCATGGTCGAGCAGCGCCACCACGTCGCCCGACAGGCTGGCGCGGAACGCGCCCGGCTCGATCGTCTCGACGAACGTGCCAAGCTGCGCCTCCGCGCCGAAGGTGGCGGCATAGCCCTCCAGCCGACGGCCGTGGGCGCGGACTTCGGGGAACGCCCGGCGTTCCATCTGGAGGGCGTCCACCATTACGCGGCCACTCCCGTCGCCTTGACGAACGAGGCGGTGCGGCGCGCGGCGATGTCCACGGTCGCCATCGCCCGGACCAGCACATTGCCCTTCTCATAGGCGTTCTGCGCATAGGGGTTCACGAGAATGTCGAGCTGCGACCACACGCCGATCAGCAGGTCCGTCCAGTCGCCATAGACCAGCCCGTGTTTGTTCCCGCCCGGATTGAGGGTGTTCGGCACCTGATTGCTGAACTCGACGCGCTCGTTGTGGAAGATGGTCGGGATGCCCAGCGGGCGGCCCTGCCCATCCTTCGACTTGGCGGCGACCGCCTTCACGCCGTTGGTCGAGACGAACGCGCGCGACGCGCCGACATTGGCGGTGTCGAGCGCGCCGATCATGTTGGCGGCCGTGGTGAACAGATCGGTGTCGAACGCCACGGACGGGATGCCTGCGATGTTGAGCAGGCCGGTCGGCTGGGCGGACGCGCCGCTGCCGTCGATCGCCGCGCGGTCGATCTCGATCGCGATATTGCGCGACAGCATCTGGCGGACCAGCGCGTCGGCCGAAGGCGACGACTGCATGAGAAGCTGGCGGGAAAGCTCGGTGATCGCCCCGACGTGGCGCGGGGTCAGCGTGATCGAATCGAACGTCGCATTGCCATAGGGGATCGCGGCGTCCTCCGCTGCCCAGCCGACAGCCGGCGAGCCGGTTTCGCGCGGGATCACCACGTTGCCGGTGAGGCCGGTCAGCACGGTCGCGCCCAGCGTCGCGACGATCGTCTGGTTGACCAGCGCGGAGGTGAACATCTCCGGGCGGTAGTTGACCGGGGTGATCGCGGCGCTGGTCGCGGTGGTCTGCGTCGCGCGCTGCTCGAACAACTCGGTCGCGATGTAGATGCCCTGCGCCTTGGTGCCGGCACGTTCCTCAAGGAACGCCTGCTCGCGCTCCACCTTGGCGCGGTCACACGGCGCGCCGATCGCATAGCGCAGCGTCTCGCTGATCGACTGCGCGCGGATCTCGGGGGCGGCATCGCCGTGCAAGGTCTCGCCCGCCTCGCGGCGCTCCGCGTCGTCGATCGCCCTGGCGCGGGTCAGCTTGGCGTCGTGGGCGTCCAGATCGGCCTTGGCGGCGTCGAACGCCGTCTGATCGTCCTTTCCGTGTGCTTCACTCATCCGGGCGACGATCGCCGCCCGCTGTTCGATCAATTCGCTCGTCTTCATTGCACTTCCTCAATCTGGCCGGGGGCCGAAGCCCCCGGCACGGTGAAAACCGTCTGCCTCTCGGCGATGGTGAAGGTTCCGGTCTGCCAAACGCGGCTTTGATGCCCGACGCGGCTCCGCCCGACCGGAAGGGCGGAATTGGTGAAATGGCGCGACGACGCCCGATTGAACCGCATTGCCCCAGCCGCGTCCCGCCAGCAGCCCAGCATCGGGCTTTCCGTTGTTGACCGCGTCGCGTCGGCCGCGAAAGTAAGGGGCGGGAACAAGCATCAGGCGGGGTCGATCTCGTCCGGATCGCCGATGATCGCACGCTGTTCTTCGGTGTAATGCGCGACCAGATCGCGCTCTTTGCCGATGCGGTAGGTGGTGACCTTGCGAATGTCGGTGCCGCTAAACAACACGTTGTCCCACTCCTCGGGCGGTGGGACGATGCTCGGCAAAAATGCGTGACCGCCCGGAAAATAGCTCTCCACATAGGAGATAGCGCGGGCGTCGGGGTTCTGCTTCGCAACCTCGCCGATCGCGCAAGCGATGCCGCCCGCGCGCTCGACCGTGAAGCCGTCATCCATGAGCCGCTTGAACAGGAACAGCGTCAGCATGGCGTCGGGGTCGAACAGGCGCGCGCGGCCGGGAACGGTTTGCGGCGCGCAGCGGTAGTGGCCGGCTGCGACGTATTCGTTGAAACGATCACGGTTGATGCCCGCGACGCGGCACGCGACGGCGGTGGTGAGCAAAGGGGCGGTCACATGGATTCTCCTCTTGGGTTGATCCGATAGGTACTCGACCTATCGGATCACGGCAAGAGGTTAGTTCCGCGATGCCATCCGCCATGACCGTTCGGCCTCATCGTGGTTTATCGGCCCAAGCGATTGATCGAGACCATACCGGGGAAGAGTCGGAAGCAAACCTTGGCCGTGGTGGCCGACAGCCTCGCCGTGTTCGTCCAGCGTGTCGCCGGCCGGATCATCGTCCTCAAGGTCAGGATCGCCGTCGCACATATCGAGCAGGGCGATCAGGCGTTCGATCTCGTTTTCGATTGCCTCGCGGTTCGCCAGCACGAATTGCGGATGGACATGCACGCCCATGTCAGCAGCCCTCCGCGCAGCTAGACGGACGCGTGATTTCCTGCATCCGCCGCGCGAGATCATCGAGCGTTTCACCGATACCGCGCATTGCTTCCGCAAAATCACGGTCGAGGTCGCCGTGCTCGCCGATCAGGCGAGCCGTTGCGGCGACATGGTTCAGCCGCATCTCCAGCGCATTAAGCGCATCGCGGTCGCCAACGGTCAGGGAATGAAGGATATTCGAGGGTGCGCACGTCAGCGCGCCCGTGATAGGGGCGTCAGTAGCCATATTCGTTGCTCCACAACGATTGTTGGTCAGAGCCGGAGCGGTCGTTGGTAGCTTCCGCCCGGCTCGCACTCGTGATATCAGCAGTTAACTATGTCCGCAACTGGCGATATCACGAAACGGAGGCGCCCCGCTCAAACGGGAACGCCGATCCTTGTCCGTCTCCAGCCCGATCAGCTTGCTACACTTGACGCATGGCGCGAGGCGCAGGAACCCAAACCCACTCGACCAGAAGCTATCCGACTTATTCTCCGGGAGAAATTTGCATGACCATGCCGACGCCAGCGGAAGTAACCGTTCGCATCTATGAGCAGACCGGAGACGAATGGACCGACTGGCAACGAGACTGTGGATTGGAGGATTTCGGCGGCTTTCTTCCCGCCGTGGGCGATATGATCCTTGAGCCGGGCGTGCTGCAAGGCCTCGACAGATACGATCCTGTGAATCGCAAGTTGCTCACTGTTGTACAGCGCGTGTTCAATCCTCGCGATCTTCCGAACTATGTCGTGCTCGTTGTTGAGCAGCACGTTCCAACCAAGGGTGAGCGCACCGTGGTTCCGATCGGCTAAACTCACGCCAGCATCGACGGCTAGAAGAATGGCTCTCACTTATCATCCCCAGCTTGGGGAAATCGTTCTGTGCGATTATTCCACCGGCTTCTCACCGCCGGAGATGGTTAAGCGCCGCCCCGTGGTGATCGTGTCGCCGCGCCTGCGTAACCGGCATGATCTTGTCACGGTGATTCCTTTGAGCACCACGTCGCCTTCTCCGATTGAGGCGCATCATTGCCCGATCACCTTGACCAATCCGCTGCCGAAGCCGTTCGACAGTCCGCAAATGTGGGCGAAATGCGACATGATTGCCACGGTATCCCTGTCGCGACTCGACCGCTTCCGGGCTGGTCGTGTTGCACAAGGCTATGGCCGTCGCTTCGTGACTGGGCAGGTTGATCGGGCGCAATTGGCGGAAATCAGGAAGGCCGCGCTTCATGCGCTCGGGCTGGGTTCATTGACGATTCACCTCTGATCGCCTATATCGCCACCGTTCCCGCTCTGCTTCGGCATCGGGCTTGAAGACCGGCCTTTCGGGGTCGGCGGGCCTCACAAATCGCGATACCAAGCGCGTGAGGCTGTCGAAAAGGCCCCGCCCGAAAGGGTGGGGCCTTTCCATTAAACCCACGCCAGCCCCGCCCCGCGATACACCTTCGGCCCTTCATCGGTAGCCGCCAGCCCGCACGCCATGATCGCGGCCACGATTCCATCGATCCGGTCGATCGACTTGTTCTTGGCGGGCTTGCGGTTGCCGGCGGGGTCCGGCTCCACGATCACGTTGCCCGCCTGCCATTTCAGGATCGGCGAACCATTATGGCGCATCCGCTTTTCCAGCACCGTGCGCTCGAACGCATCGACGGCCGGGGCGTAGGATTTGAACCCCGGCACGAACTCGACCATCGGCAGATCGATTCCCTCGTCCGCCAGCAGCTTGCCCAGATCCTCGAACCGCCAGCGATCGAAGGCGATGCCTTGCACGTCGTACCGCCCGCGAATATCGGCGAGCTGGCGCGCGATGGCGACGCGATCGGTCGCGCGGCCCACCGTCGTCTCGATCCAGCCGTCCGCCGCCCAGCGGTCATAGGGCACACGGTCCCGTTCGACGCGCTCGCCGATCGTGTCATTCGGCACCCAATGCCACACCAGCAGGCGGCCCGAGTCCGGGAACCACAACGCCAGCGCGGTCAGGTCGCGCGTGCTGGACAGGTCGAGGCCGCCGAAGCACCGCTCGCCTTCCAGTTCCAACGGATCGAACGGCTCGGCATTGGCCTCCCAGTCCGCCGGGTTGAGGAACCGCCCTTCCGCCGCGACGCGCTGGTTGAGATTGAGCAGCCGGAACGCCGGCTCGAACGACGGTGAGCGCATCGCCATCGCCGCAGCGTCGGCGAACTCGTCTTCGTTGAGAAACTCGCCCAGCGCCGGGTTGGCCGCCGCCCATGCCGCGCGATCGTCCAGCGCGCAATCGGCAGGCGCGGCGTGAAGTTGGGTGTAGAAGCTCGGCACCGGATCGGCATCGAGGATTTGCGACCAGAAATGGAAATCGTCCGCCGCCTGCGTACTGATCGTCACGCCCAGCGCGTTGCGGCGTTTCGCCATGCCGGTCTTGAGGTTGTCCCACAATTCGCGGGAGCGCCACTGCGCCACCTCGTCCGCGATCCAGAACGACGGGGCGAGGCCGTGCGCCTTCCGGGCATCGCTGGTCAGCGCGGTCCATGTCGAGCGATCGGCCTCCACCTCGATCGACTTGTGCCAGTCGCGGATATTGACCGCCGCCGCCATCCATGGCGTCGCCTCGATGTAGTTCCGCACCATCCGGTACAGCACGCCCGCCTGTTCGCGATCGAGCGCCGCCGCATAGCATTCCCCGTGCGGTTCCCGCATCGGCCCCAAGAGGTGCGCCAGCGATAAGCCGGCGAGCAGCGCGGATTTACCGTTGCCGCGCGCCACCGACAGGCCAGCGAGGCGCACAAGGCGCTGCCCGTCCGTCTCGGCATAGACGCCGCGCACGAACCGCTCCTGAAATTCGAGCAACTCCATCTTCTCGCCTGCGCGCAGGCCGGAGACGATCGGAAGTTCGCGCAGGAACGCCAGCACGCGCTCATCGGCTGGCATCCCGTCCCTGTCCCATGGGTGCGCGGCGGCAACCGTGACGGACGGCAGGGCAAAGCCATCGAACAAGGGCGCAGGGTGGAGAGGGACGGTGCGCGGGATGCCTGCCGCCGCCTCGCGGAGACGCGCCGCGCCGGGTCCGCGCTTACCCATCCCATTCAAATCCCGAAACTAATTGAGTCGGAAGGTACGGGGCGGTCTTGCTCGGCTCAGCCCTGAGCGATTTTCCGTGCCACGGGTGTGCGGGGTCGAGCGGGTTGCCGTCCGCATCGCAGCCTTTGCGCGGCAGCAGCGCCCGCGTGGTGCGTGCGCCGCCAGCCTCGACACCTCGCGCTGTCTTCGCACTATGACAGCGGGCACACATGCTGGTTAGCCCGTCGATCGCAGGGAAGGGGTGACCGCCCGCACTGATCGGCACGATATGATCGACCGTGTTCGCCGCCTCGATACGGCCAGCATCGGCGCATGGCTCGCACATGGGGTCCACGTCCAGTTTGAGCCTGCGCAGCCGCTGCCACGCTGACGTATTGTAGGGCCAATCGGCCATCAATGATCCTCCAGTTGACGGGCGAGGCGGCGCAGCGCGCGTTCGATCTCGTGCCGGTTCTCGAAATAGCGCTCCGGGTTGCGCCAGTCGGGCGACAGCCTGCCCAGCCGGTCGGCCACCTCCCGCACGCGATAGGCCACGGCCGTCATGCCGAACCTCCCGCCACGATCCGTTGCGCCACGCCGTTGAGGATGCTCCCGATCGGGGTCGGTTCGCTCTGGTGTTTGCGGCGCTCATAGGCGCGACGCCCTTCTGCACGCTTGCGGCAGGCTTCCGAACAGAAGCGCCGGGGCTTGGCGCGGTCGGGACGGTCAAGCTCGAACTCGCTTCCGCAATCCTCGCAGGTACGGCAACCGATATGCTGGACGGTGCCGTTTCCGGCCCCGCCCTGATCGGTGATCGATGCCGTTTCGGATGCCCGTTCGAGGCCCGCCGCGCGTAGGGGGATTAATAATGAGCCATTATCCCCCTCGGCCCTGCCCATTTGGGCCGGGGGACATGGCTTACTTATAAGCGGTTCCCACGCGGAACCAGACGGACTTTCAGATTTGGCGGTTTTGCGCAGGTAATCGACGATCCGTGGTTCCGCGTGGGAACCAGCGTTGAACGGCCCTGGTTCCGCGTGGGAACCAGATTGCCCCTGCTCTGGTTCCGCGTGGGAACCGCTCGATTTTTCCGATGAGGGGGTCCATCGCAGATAGTCGTTGGTTGCCGGGCGGTCGCTCTTCGTCGAAACGAAGGTGAGACGATACTGGCGGGACTGACGGGCTTTCCATTGCCCCTCGAACGGCACGTCGATCATCCCGTGTTCGACTAGTTCCGTGATAGCGAACCCAATGTAGCGTGGCGTGCAGCCAAGCGCAGCGACAAGCTCGCGGCGGCTCACCGCGATCTCGCCATTGTTGTAGCCGTTCATGCGCGCCACGATCTCCACCAGCACTGCGCGGGCGTGGAGCGACAGGTCGCGATAGGCCGGGCTATCGATCAGGCATTTTGGGATGCCGGCCCAAGACCCGCCGCGCGTGTCTGCGCGGCAATCGGCCTTCTGCTTTTTACCCCAGCGTTTCCCTTCCGCCTTCTCGCGATCGAAGCCGCTCAT